CAATCGAACTGTAATTTAAAATTACAATATTTTACGAGTGAGGGTTGAAATATACCCTCACTCAAAATATATTCAACAATTAGAGGAGAAAATGAACACTAAATCGGTTACAAAAGAAGCGGAATACGACGAATTAAAAGAAAGAGTTTCACAATTAGAATCTCTTTTGGCTCAATTCTCTGGAACTCCGCTGCCAAAAAATGAAAATGACTCCGTCAAGCCTGAAGACTATGTTCAAATTATGAGTCTGACAAATGATCGCCTCAATCTTTCAACTGAAGGTTTTGGAAAGGGAAAAAAATACACATTCACAAAATTTGGTGAAGTAAAAAGAATTATCTACAAAGAAGTCGCTGACATCATAGAAAATCAACAGCACTTTCTTACTCGCGGGTTATTTTTTATTTTGGACAGAAGAATCATTAGGCTTCACGGCCTAGACGATCTCTATGCAACTCTTTTGACTAAAGATAAAATGGAGAGCATCATTTTCGGAGTAGGCAAATCGCAGGATTTAGTGGAACTCTATAAGTCTGCAAATGATCGTCAAAAAGAAATCATCAACGACATGATTGTTGAAAGAATCACGAAAAACGAAGACGTGGACTTAATATGCAAATCTGGCGGCATAATTTAAAAACTAAAACTTAAAAAAAGGAGGTCTATAAATGGCAGTGAATATAACAGACGTAATTGACCTCTTTATGACACAAATTGACGATTATCGTCTTACAGCATTATATCAAAGCAGTGAAACTGATTTTACGGTCTATCTAACTAGTTTCCTAAACTTTGCAATTGTAGAATTTACTCCAATTTGTACTCAGTCTTTAGTGTATGATGGTACTACAAAAAACTTCACCGATACTCTGACATTAGAAAATCAAGTTATCTTGGCTCAACTAATGGTAAAATATTGGCTGAATAAAGAAGTACAAGATATTACGCAGATGTCCATACACATCCGCGACAAAGATTTTTCCATCCATAGTGAGGCCAACAACTTAAAAGAAAAATCAGCCTACCTAATGACTGTCAAAGAAAATCTTTCACAGATACTAAACGATTATTCATATCGTAATCAAGATTGGAGTCTATGGATTAATCAATCATTCAATGGCTACACAGGGAGTTAAATATGGCTTACACATATTTAAAAGCCCAAATGCCTATGATTGGTAAAAGCCAAAAAGACAAATATGTTGATCTTTTTCAGGAAACTCTAAATCGCCAGTTTACAAATGCTTCAGACGTTTGGACTATCCAAGAAGAATTGCCCTATGCCGGTGATGTTTGGTATGAATCTGAAGTTAGAGTTATAACCCACGTTATTAACAACGAAACGGGCGATAAACTGGGTGATGATTACCGAAAGATAATGTTTAAAGACATTGATCACGCTACTGGCCCAGGGTATATGTATTACTTTGATGAAAACTATTGGGTGGTAATCAATGCAGACATTCACAAAAACTTGGCTGCTTCCTGCGTGGTAAAACGCTGCAATAACGTTCTACGATGGACTGATCCAGATGGGGGTTATTTTGAAGTTCCCTGTTCGATTGATTATCTGATCAAAGAAAATCGTGACTTCGCTACTGCTGGTACTGCTTTAGTGGCTCCTGCTGCTCAGTTGGAAGTTCTCTGTCAGTGGAACACAAAATCCAATAGAGTTAGACCAAATCAAAGGTTTTTGTTTGGTAACGCCAATAACTGGAATGCTTTTAGAGTCTTAGGTGGTGGCGTAAACAACTATAACAACATGCAGACCGAAGATAATTTATCTGCCGGTCTTTTACGTTTAAGTATGATGGCAAACTACGTCAATCCTGATACAGATGATCTAACCAATGGTATTGCAGACATTGTTCAATACACTTACGACATATCAGTAGAAGAAGACCCATTGACTATTCAAACAGGTTTAACCAGACAATTCCATGCTACAGTTACGGTAAATAATCAAGTTGCCCCTAGAACAATTATTTGGGCTAGCGACGATGAAGATGTTGCCACAGTTAGCAGCACAGGATTGTTGACTGCTGTTGCAGTTGGTACTTGTACCGTAAGAGCAACTCTTGAAAATAACACAGATGTCTATGAAGATATCACTGTTACTGTTCAATCGGCTCCAGTTGTTGAGTCTGAAATTTTGATTAATCCGAACGTGAATTATGTTTTGGAAGGTAAAACTACAACCTTTACTGTTGGACTATACGAAAATGGTGTTTTACAAGCCGATGCTTTTGTGTTTACTCTTGATGCAAGAAGTATCCCGTATGATCACTATGTTTATACAACTTTGGGCAATGCTTTCACTGTTGAAAATGTGGAAAGATTCTTGACTGATTACTTAGAAGTAACTGGCACAACAACCGGGCCTTTAAGTAGAACGTTTAGAGTATATCTGAAAGGGATGTGGTGATATAGATGACGCAAAACTTTAACTCTCCCGATTTTGCTTATAATAAGTTTTATAGATTTGCGGATTTTTCTTATAACTGCATTGTAAAAATTTTAGAATCCGATGAATTAATTTGGAAACTTTTAAAAGATACAACCGCAGATGCTTGGAATATTCCAAATCTTACCTATGAGGAAAAAACATCTTTAATTTATTCCGGTCAAGAAGATTCATCTCTCTATCGCGTTTTCATGGATACCAGAAATGATTCCGTGTTTACAAGAGAAGAGTGCATTTTGCGTATTTCTCCCTATAAAATTGTTCCAAGAAATAGAACTACTGGTTCGGTAATTATGGGGATGGAAACATATGCTCATTATAAGGTAAACACCCTTTCAAACTATAAGACTAGAATTGGGATGATCACTCAAAAGTTGATTGAGGTATTCAACGGAACGAACATCGATGGGCTTGGTGTTTTATACTTTGACTATTTAAGAGATCAGGGCGACTTTACAACGCCTTCGGGTACAGTTCCGACACCGGGCTATATCACGTACTTCACAACAAACGTAGGATGACAAATGTCAAAATATGACAACTATTATATCTTTGACGATCCTGTTCCTTATCGTAATCTAAAACTATATCCAGTTAGAATGAGAGATTACCTTCTTTTTCATTACTTCGCCAATGTACTTGTTTTAGACAAAAACTCCATTCCTGATTTCAAAATCATTACAATGACTTATCTTGAATGGTTATTTCATGAAACTGAAACAGATATGGAAAATAAGCCTTACATTTTATGGCTTGATCGTCTTTTAGAAATGGTATTAAAAGATGATGAAAGTTTTAGTGACATGAATAAAAGCGTACAACGCTATCGCAGAGATGAAAAAGGAAAACCATATATTCTGATTGGTGATCAGAAGTACGATTCTTCAGATTTTGAAGAAATAAAAATGATCATTGCTGAACAAAACGATCTTGATTTACCAGATGAGTCTATTCAAAAGGAACTTCGAGATAGCATTGAAGAAGCAAATCGTATTCGTCAAAGGTTAAACAAAACGAGAATTGCTCCCTTAGAAGAGCAAATAGTGGCCGTTAGTATTTATACTGGATGGCCGCTAGAACAAATTTATGATCTGACTATTCGTAAATACGGAATGGTAATACAAAGATCAGATCATTTATTGCATTATAAAATCTACCTGACAGCTTCTTTGTCAGGAATGGTTGAGTTTAAAGACAAATCAATTATTAAACACTGGTTATCTGATTTAAAAAAAGATCGCTTTGGTGGTGCTTTGATTGAATCTGAAACTGTGAAAAATAAGATTAGTCTATCGGACAAACTAAAATAAATCTTTAGGAGGTTTAAAATATGACAAAGAAATTTCTTGTCTCTGTAGCTAATGTTTTTGGCTACGATCAGGAGAACGGCGATTTGGTCTTTGTTGGTAAAACTCTATTGGATTCTTCGATTGAAACCGCTCTAAACGCGACTGATGTTCGTGGTGGGCGGGGCAATCAGCTTCAATATGTGTATTACAATGGGGCCGACATGACCATTGCGGTCAATGATGCTCAGTTCAACCTGGACTTCTTGGCTAAAAATGTTGGCTCTGCTGTTGCAACCAGCAATAACATCTGGACTGAGGAAACTGTTGTTTTGGACGCTGGTTCAGAGGGCGATGTTACTGGGACTCCGATTGCAACCCCATTTACTTCGGTTTATGGTTGGGTCGCTTTTGGTGATGGAACCACTCAGAAAGTTACCTTCAGCGCCACAACTCACTTTGCCGTTTCCGGTCATGCCAGCGAAACCGTTTGTGTTCGTTATTATGCACTAGATGCGGCTTCCC